ATCAGTTCGATGATGCTGCTGAACTCAGCGGGAAAATAAGCATATGATACATGTACCTAAAAGTTATTTTAGATGGAGATTCAATAGATTTTTAGAGGATTTAAGAGAGGGGGCGCATATGATTGCTGTGGCCAGAGATAATATCACGGATAATCCCCATAAAGATGATTTTAATATAGATGGATATTTAAATATAGGTAACATTACTGCTATAACTTTAATATCTAATGGGTATGTTGAGTATTTACATTGTTGTGAGAAGTGTGGTGACGAGGCAGAAGAATGTTTGTGTAGTCTTGTATTATAAAGATTAATGACAATCGCGGCGTTACTCCAGGGGGAGTTAGTTATCGCCGAGAAGCAGGTGATCTCCTGCCGGTTGTCGCCTATTATGGCAATAGTAGCAGAAAGAAATTGTAGAGATTCCGGGATGTTTGCCAGACGGGGATAGTCGCGCATTTGCTGGGCTCTGGGTATAAGTCCAAAGAGCTGTGACATGGCCAGCTATATACTTATGGGTGAGAATTCCCATCTATTGCCGCCCTATTTAATTAGCAAGGATGAATCATGCCAAAAATGAATGAAAAAATAGCGAAGGAAGCACGCATTGCGTGTGAGCGATGGCGAGAATACTTCAAGGTTAATATAGACCTTTACCATTTAATGCATGACTTTGTTCTGGGTGACCAATGGAGTCGAGAAGAAGAAGACGATATGATTAAAACATATCGTAAGGTTCCTTTGACATCCAATAAGCTAGGTACGATGGCTAACTCTCTTCTAGGAGAACAGCAACAGAATACACCCCAACTACAGGTTGTTCCGATGTCTAATTGCTCGCAACAAGTAGCTAGTCTTCGGGAAATCATGACCAAAGATATTATGTTTTCAACTAATGCGACGACTGCATATCAAGTTGCAGCTATGCAATCAGCTATTGGTAGCTTTGGTGCGTTCTACGTTGGAACTGATTACGTTCACGAGAAGTCATTTGACCAAGATATTGTTTATGGATATCTGAAAGATTCAACACGGGGTTTCTGGGATATTGGCGCAGAAAACATAGGGAAGACGGATGGTACGTCCTGCGGCTATATATCTCGTATGACGCGAAAGAAATTCAGGCAAGTATATGGCAAGGATATAGAGCAGAACATTCTAAAAACTACTAGCATCACCCAGACACAAGAAGAAATAGCGCTAGCTGTACAACCTGGACAAGGAGACGATCCGTTTAACTGGGCTGATGCTGAGAGCATTACCATTATTGACTACTTTGTCAGGAAGTACGAAAAAGATACGCTGTACAAGCTATCAAATGGTGACGTTCTCAATCAATGTGAAATGGATGAGCTTATAGAGAAGTCTCGTGAAACAAACGCACAAAACAGAATGACGGAAAGGAGCATGTTCCCCGAACAGGGTATTGGAGCATCCGCTATGGAAGGCCAATTTTTATCACCCTCTATGCCAATGACTAATAGCATGGATGAAAAAGATATCTTGCCTCAAGAAAACGGCATGGATATTAATAAGCAAAAGAACGGAGTTGAGGTACCAGAAGCAGATGTCGAAGATATGTCGACAACTCCACTATGGATAGATAGTACTATTGTCTACATAAAAGAGAAGAGACCGTCTAAAAGACATAAAATTATGCATTACCGTTTGGCTGGTAATTATGAGCTAGATAAGACAGTATTTCCTAGCCAACAGCTGCCATTAGTATTTGTAGACAACAATTCGTACTATGATAAGGCTGGAAAACAGATTTGTCGGTCGTTCTTTGGTGATTGTCGTGATACGCAGCGCTACATCAATTATCTTCGCACCCAATCTGCGTACATTCTTAAGGTTTCTCGTTATGATCAATGGATTGGACCTAAAACTGTTGTATCAAGCGCTGACACCAGAAGGAACTGGGGAGACCCAACTAATACGCAAGGGTTATTGGCGTATGACAAGGACCCTGATGGACTTAAACCTGAACAGATTAGACCTCCTGAGTTATCCCAATCTCTCTTTCAACAATATCAGCTAGCAATCGAGGACTTATACACGAGTACTGGACTATATCCTGCGAGAATGGGTAATAATGGCGATGAGGCATCAGGTAAAGCCATTGATGCGAGAACACGCCAGGGTTCTTATTCAACATACGTATTCTTCAATTCTATAAACCGTGCCATTGCAACAGGTGGTGAGATTGTTAATGAAATGATACCTAATGTTTATGACTCGGAGCGCGTACTAACACTGATGATGCCTGATAAGGGTATGCAGAATATTACGATTAACAAACAACTTGATGAATACGGCGAAAGAATTGAAAACGATATACGAAAAGGTACATATCAAGTCAGGCTTAAACCTGGTCCCAGTTATGAAGGACAAAAAGAAGAAGCGCTTAGAAGTCTTCGAGAAGTTCTGCAAGTCGATCCGACTGCGTTTAATCTTATTGCAGATTTATATGCTGAGAATCTACCCCTTGCAAATACGATTGAGATTAAGAATCGTCTTAAGACGCGTGTATCGCCACAGATTATAGAGGCCGGGAAAACAGGAGAGATGCCACAACAACAAGGACCATCTCCTGAACAACAAGCTATGCAGATTGATTCTCAGTTTAAACAAGCACAGATTCAGATTAAACAACAAGAGTTACAATTGAAGGCAAAAGAAATACAGTCTGAAATTGAAATTGAACGCATGAAGGTTGAGATCGAAAAGATGGAATTGGCTAAGAATATAGAGACAGAGCGTATGAGATATATGGCAGAGACACAAAGAACTCAGAGCGATGCCGCTATTGCGCATGCTGATAATACAGTTAAGATTTTAACACATTTAAAGTAGAGTAAATTTATGATTGATGAATCTATCATACGATGCAAGGACATATTGTATGGATTTACTGCGTTACCAAAATATATTGTAGTAATGGACACGCCAGAGGACGTTAATCAAACAACAGTCAAAGAATTTTTAATTAATATTTTATTTGCATGTCGGTATTTAATTGGTTTTTTAGTATGGATTTATCTTAGTTCAATTATTTAAAAGGAAAAGTATGACGTCTGAAAATACAAGTAACATTGATGATTTATTAATTGGCTCGCAAGGTAATTCCCAGCAGCCACCTACACCTGAAAGCATGGATGATGCGAAAAGCTTGACAGAAACATCGGGTAATTATAGCGATGAGTATACTGACACTAAGTCTGACGACTTGACAGATGACTCATCAGAGTCTGACAATGTTTCACATGAAACATTAGATGAGGATGAAGATGTTGCGGATGTTGCGGATGTTGCGGAAGATGAATATGGAAATCCTAAAGAGATACTAACCAAAAAAGTTCAGAAACGCTTAAAAAGGCAAGCGGATAAGTATGAGTCTAAAATACAAGCTCTTGAATCTCAGATTGCACAATTAACGCCACAACAGCATCACCAATTACAACAGGATGCCAAGAATATTAGCGCCAGCTCTGATGAGGATTGGAAGCTACAGTTTGAGACAATGGTTGAGCAGACTGTTTATAACATGCAAAATAAAAAAGCACACGAATCTAGGCGTGCTGAATTTATGCGTTTAGAGAAAGAATTTGAGCAAAAATTATTTTCAGGTATTGAGAAGTTTGTAGACTTTAGAGAAACCATACAGAATGTAGGTTGTGATATTACCGATCACATGACGAATGCTACGCGTTCATTGGACGATCCAGCTGCATTTCTTTATGCTGCATCTAAACGACATCCAGATGAATTGAAGCGTATATCTCAGTTACGCGATCCTTATGCCCAGGTGAGAGAGATGGGTAAGCTTGAAGAGAAGATGCGAAAGAATAAAGCTGGAACTAATGCGCCTCGCTCTTTAGGTAAAACACGAGAAGATGCTAATTTTCCTGTGACGCCTGACAAGAAGAAAAATGAATCAATAGATGATTTATTGGCTAAGGATGCTGCTAAGCGTTTAGCAAAAGTACGTGAACGTACAGCAAGGAGATAATATGAAATTTGAAGATGCATTAGCACAAATGCGGCTTGGAAAAAAGATAACTCATAAATTCTTAGCTGAAGAAGGCGAAGAAAATGTTTATTTTATGGCGTGTCGCGTATCTTTGATGGGTGAGTATATGGGTGAATCTATCGTGAAGATGAAAGGTGAGTATCAGCATGAAGACATGATGGCGGGAGATCCAGATCATATGTGTTATCCAGGAACCATGAGAATAAGAGAAGAATTTCTTGAGAAACCATGCAAGCATGGACGCTTTCCTCAGTTAAATTTATTGTTGTTAATGCATGATGATTGGGAAGTAATAGAATGAAATTTGAAGAAATATTGCCGTTAATGCGTGAAGGAAAGAAAGCGCAGACAGATCATGATAGAGCATATAATGCGTATTGGATGTGTGCAGATGCTAAAGTTAATGATTATTGGATGGATGATATTCCGGCTGCCACGCATTACACAGTGATAAGGATAAATGAAAAAGGGGAAGGTAAATTTACTGCAGAAATTTTCTTATTATTAGTTATGGATGAGTCTTGGGAAGTAATGGAAGATAAATGAAATCAACCCATGACATATTAATTGCAAGTGGTTACGAATTGTTACCGAATGGGCGATACAAGAAGGCGAACCCTAATGTCCAAGAGCTTTCTCCTTTAGAAAAAGAAGTAAACACGATTCATGTTACGATTCAGAAAGCCCCAAAACCTGGAAAAATA